CTTTACTCAGGAATATAATAATAAGACAGTTATGAACATGTCTTCAGATGCTATTTCATATGTTAATTATCCAGTAGGAGAATTCCCTTGGAAAGTAGTTTTATATTATACCTATCCTAATACAACTGAAGCTATTGAATATGCTACGTATACTGGCACTTTCAATATATTTGAATCTGGAGCTATTGTTGAGGATGAAGAAATTACTGAATTAGTAACTAGTTCTAATACAGATACTTACTTATCTATTAAAGAATTTAGTTTTAAATTAAATAATGATAAGCAAAGTGGCGTATTTTCAGTACCAGTATTAGTATTAAATACTGAAGATTATTTAGGTAATAAAATAGATACTTCTTCGTTCTATGTTACTGGGTATTTAAGAGATCCTTATACTGGGGAATTCAATAGAGAAATGACCTTTGTTTTGCATGGTATTGGGGAAGGTAGGTATACTTATAGCAGTAAAACAGTACCTTTATCAGATCTTTATGAAGGTAATATAGATGTCCAGTTTAGAATCTATGTAAAAGATGCAAATGGTGTTTTTAATGTTTTGTATAATATTTACGAAGGAAACTTTGTTATATTAACTGAAGGAAAAAGAGCTCCAGATACTATTCAAGATAAGGTTACAGAATACAGTTCTGAACCTAAGATAGAAATGGTTCATTTAGGGCTTTCATCTATAGATATTTCATCTCCAGATAATGGAGAAAGTTATGTTTTTATTTGTAATGTCAATAAGTTACCTCAAAATGCATCTTCTAAAATTACAGTTAATTTAACTATGACTACTAATAGTTATGATCTAAGTCAGACAAATGAGTACTATATGGAATACACTGGAGATATGATAGAAGTAGAAGATGATGATGAGAGAAGTAAATCATCTATGTGTGTATTTACTTCACCAAAAATAAAAAGTGAAAACATACCTACTGGTCAAGTTACTTTTAAAATTACTTTAAAGTATGATGGTAAAAACATTGCTACCTATAAACAAAGTACTATTTTTAAACAAGATATTACTAGAATTATTAGAAGTGATGTCCATAGATTTACCGATGGGTTATTATATGCTTGTAATGTTCCAGTAATTCTTAAAGAATGGTACGACCAAAATTTAGAGTATCTTGATCAGGAAATACTTTCAAGATTCTTAAATCTTAGTAATACCTTTAATCAATATGGTATGATTACAGATAGAATCAATATTAAGTTTGTAAGAACTTGTGGTAAGAGTACTAATATGACGTTAAATAACTATATGCCTAATCCAGTTAAAAGTTATAATGAAGATTTTAGTATAGATTTACCAGTTAAAATACATATTAGATTATTTGTATCTGAGGATGTTCAAACAGATATTAATGACATTATAACTGAAGCTAAGAATGTTGTTTATACCTTCTTACAATTAAAGTCTGGGTTTAATGCTAATATATATAGATCTGAGTTAGCCAGATATGTCCACGATGCTTTAGAAGATATTCTATTCTGTGAAGTAGTTGAACCTACAGATGAAATTATTTATACTTTTGACATAGATAAGATTCCTAGATCAGAATATGAAGTCTTATATAAGTATTGCCCAGAATATATTTGGTTTGATAAAGATAATATTGAAATTGAAGTTCAGTTAATGTAAGGAGGGATATATTATAGATGTCAGTTACTAAAGTAAGATATAATCAAATGGCTCCTATACCAGAACCAGATGATACTGCTGTTGATTTAAGCAATGCTCAAGTTATTGATGGTGAAAAAACTTTTAAAAAACCAATTAACTTATATCCAAATACGACTACAGCTAATACTGGTGGTCAGATTAATTTTCATTATAATCAAAGCAGTAATGCTACTTCTTCTATAGTAGAAAATGCTAGTGGGCAGATTAGAGTGAATGGCGATTTAGATTTAAATGGTAAAATAATGAATAACCCATTAAAAAAAGAAATACCTTTAACTAGAGGAGTCATATCTAGTGGCGGTGGAGCTTATACTTTAATTGGTCATACAGATAATTCAAATAATAATATTGCTAGAATATTGAATGATTATGGATATACTAATTCTACTACCTTCAGAAATACTATTGGATTTTATTTATATAATCCTACTGATACATCAACAGGTTCTGTTAGTAGTCTAGGAATAACTTATAATCAAGATGGTATCTTAACATTTGCTCCAACCCCAGCTACTACAGATAATAGTACTCAGATTGCAACTACCGCATATGTTAAATCTAATTTGTCTAATTACGCTATAGTAAATTCACCAACTTTTACTGGAGAACCTAAATCTACTACTCCTGCTTCTACAGATAATTCTACTAGAATAGCTACAACAGCGTTTGTTAATAATAGATTACCATATACTACAGGTACTTGGACTCCTGCTTTAACTGGAAGAAATACTAAGGGAGCATTAACATATTCTATTCAGACAGGAACATATTATAAGATAGGCCATTTAGTTTATATTTTTGGTAGAGTTAAGGTTTCTGGAGTAACTACACAACCTGTGGGTAATGTGGGCATAGAAGGGTTTCCCTTTTCTAGTAATGGGTTGTTTGTTAGTATTAATTTTCAAGGTTATGGCGGAGCTAGTAATTCATTTAGAAAAGCCACAGTTGGTTATTGGGATGGAGCTAAATCTATGATGTGTATCCATGGTAATTCTGCTACATCTATGGGAATGGTAGACCACTTAATGTTTAGTACCTCTTCTGTAGCCGATAGGTATATACAGTTTAATTCTACAAATACATCTGCAGATGGTCTTGGGCATTTCTTATTCTCAGGTTGGTATTCAACCAATGCATAATGTAATGGAGAGGTTGATATAATAATGGATATAAACAATTATATTTCTAAAGATGAGTGCAGTATTGTGCTTGAAGGAATAGGTAGACGAGGGTATGTTAATTCAAATTATGGAAGAAATGAACTTAGAAAAGATTGTGAAGAGCATAACGCCTTAGATGTTTATAATGAAGTAATAGCTATTTGGGGAGAATCTCCAGTAGTTATAACTGAAGATGATAATACTGATGTAACTATTGAAGATGTTAGAGCTGGAAAAATCTCAGAATTAGAAGATACATTTAATAAAGCAGTGAAGGGTTCTTTTGTTACTACTGAAGGATATAAAATGCAGTTTGATATTGATGACTCTATCAAAATGACTGGAGCTATTCAGGTTATGGAAGATACTAATTCTGAAACAGGATATATTACAGATGCTGATGATGAAACTCATTATGATATAACTTTAGCTGTAATGAAATCTGTTAAAAGTCAGATGCTTAAGCAGTATTCAATTTGTCATTTGAAGAAACAGCAGTATAGAGCTGCTATAAAAAATGCTTCAACTATTGATGAATTGAATTCTATTATATTTAAATTTTAAATAAAAAAAAAA